TATACTATATCTATTACTATACTATTCTCTTCCAATATAACAGGTGGTAAGTCCTGTCTACCGTACTGTTTCACATATTCTTTATATGATGTATCTTTACCGTGCAAACCTCTGATACCTACAAACACTTCATAAGTTATGTCGTCTGGGTTTCTTCTGTTCTTCTCAAACTGCCAGGTACAGAGGTCTTTTAGTTTTTTAAGGATGTTGAAAAAGCTTCTCTAAGTTTGTTCTGCTCTTCCATTACAAAAGTTACAAGTTCAATATAAGCATTGAACATAAGTTGTTTGTTCTTATCTGTACATTTTATTTCTTTGTCATCCTCATCTACGAAGCCTTTCCAATCAACCACACAAGCATTAAAGGCTGTTTGCATAGTTTCACCGTTAACATCATCTTCCTTGAAACCGAAAGACTTTGAAATAGGAAGCATTCTTACTTTAACACTAGCATCATCTTTAAAGTTAACCCATGTACCACTTACATATTTTATATTTAATTTCATCTTAGTTTTCCCCCCGGAATTTAATTTTATTTACCCTTCTGTCCAATCTCCACCAACCTCGAAGTTGAATTCAACTGGGATTATCTCATTCTGTGCAGCACTGACGTTGTAAGATGTGATGTAAAGTCCATCATTATCACCAGAACCAGTAGCACTAAAATATACAATGTCATCTACATACAGACGTAATCCACTTACAGTAGTTCCAGCTGCAAAAGCTGTAATTAGAACATCCTGACCTGTAGTATCAGCAGTATCCAAATAACCACTAACTGAACCAGATACGTTTCGGCTACCCATACCATGAATCGTATTGAAAGTTTCCCCGAATACAGGGGCTTTCAAAGCTTCTCTCTCATCTGTAAATGACCAACTTGCTAGAGCCAATACCGTAGTACTTTCTCCTACTTTAACTGTTGCATTTGTTCCACTTTTTGTAGACATAATTGTTTCTCCTTTTTCCTAAATTTTATTAATTGACTCCTTGTATTATCACCCATTCCAAATTGATGGTGAAAATCTTTATGACAATCTTCACACATTGTAATACCGTTTGATACTACTGTTCTCAACTCTGGATTACTATTATAAGCTTCTATATGGTGGGTTACTAAGTTACCACCAACTTTACCACACACTTGACAAGTATAATTATCTCTTTCAAATACTTCTGAGTGCCACTCTTTATACCCTGGTATATTACGTCCACCCATTCTATGTTCTTCTGTAAGGTTTGAATTCCAATTTGGATTATTTTCCCTTGTCATATTAGGTCTTGTTTTTCCTTTATATCTTTTGCTAACTATTTCTCTATTTAAACACCCACAACTAAGTGTTCTTTTATTTCTTAAGTCACAACCAATAACAGCAGTTTCTTTCCCACAGTCACATATACAGTTCCACATAGCTTTTCCATGTTTATTATTCTCTGCACGTGATATAACTGTAAGTCGTCCGTATTTATTACCTACCTCGTCTATAAACCTTCCCATTAATTAATTGTCTCCGTATTAAACTCAGACCGTACCTTTATTGACAACATAAAGCCGGATTGACCTACTTCCTCAGACACCCCACCCTCAGAAATAACACAATTTACCAAATTCATAGGCTCACTGTAATCATTTAGGAGAAAGTATTCTAAATCTTTCAATAGTTTCATCATATTATCAGAACCACCATAACCATCAACATCAGCATACCCGTGTAATTCTACATCTATAATAACAATAGTAGTAGTAGATAGTGTCTCCTCATATTCTATGTTTGTAGAGACAAACCAGATAAAGGGACGCTTTCCATCTGTATCCTGCCACGCTACCGCACCACGTTCTATCATTGGAGAAGTGTTATAGAAATTACCAGGAGTTATACATGTCTCCATTTCTGTCTTTAAATTATCTAATATAGTGTTTATATACGATATACTCATTATTCCATCCCTTTTACTATACGATTTACTATTATATTACCTACTTCGTTAACATTCTCTGTTACTGATGGTGTAAGTAATGGTCTCTTAGGTATCACAACCTTCTTAACTGTCACCCAATGTCCTTTAATAGGGAAGCGTAGGTACTTACCCTTCTTTGGAAAGATAGTCGTACCATACTCATGTGCGGCAGCGTAAACAACGTTTCCGGCTAATGTTCCTATTATATTATTACCTCTTTCCTTTACACTGGTACTAATTGAACGTCTGTAGTGTCCTGTACGAGCCTTTATGTTCCCAGCCTTACCGAACCTACTCTTAGCCTTACCTTCAATCATTAACATAGCATCACGGAACCCACGTACTATACTTGAACGCCATTCCTCAGGCATCTTCTCTATCTCATCAAGCCCATCTATTTTAATTTGAATATCAAACATTAATAAATACCCAACCTTCTGTAATTATTTAATACTACTAAGGTAGAGGGTAACAGGTCTAATTGATTTCTCTCTACTGAATCATTACCTACTGTCTTACTATATACACCAGGATCACTCTTATGTTTATAAACCCTAACTACTTCCTCTATACATACATGTGATAAATCATAAGGTAAAGTAGAGTAACCAGCTGTATAGGTTATCTTTATGTTCTCAAAGCTTTCCATGAAATAACCGGACTTCTTACGTATTCGTCTATTATCTTCGGAAATCCTGTAATCAGTGGCAGCTAACAGGGTACCATCACCCCATTCCCAATTCATATCATCCCAAATACCTGAAACTGATGTAATAGGATAGTTATTAGTATAGAAATAAGGAACACCCATACCATCATAGTATTCAGTATGCTCTGTAGATGTGAATGTTCTATCACAATATGTTTCTATCATGGTAGAGATCCTATCTATAACATCAGAGATTAGGTTGTCTGTCTCTGGATTTAGTCTGGTTACCGCTATTCCCATATAATCTTTTACTTGTGTGAGTGTTGCTAATGACATATTATTCTCCTAAAAACCTATTTACTTATTTATTAATATAATCTGGTGTCATTCTTACTGACAGGGTTTCATTTACTACTATCGTCCCTTCTCTTTTACATGACGGACATGTAGTTATATCTGTATTATAAGAACCTATAAATTTACAATTACATACTACACATTGGTACACAACTCGCTCTTTGCTTAACATTTTACCTATTTTTGTATTGCGATTTATCATCTTTCCCCCGGTTTGGGAGGGGTTAGTATTGCACCAACCCCTCACCTTTATTCACTCACCAGGCATTGCACCTGTATTTCTGTTAAGCGTCTACTCTTTTCAAACCTGACCAAGCACTTGGAGCTGTAACATTACCATCTGCTCTCAAGAAACCGATATACTGGCTATATCCTTCTTTGAGTCCAACATAAGGATTAACCTGGAATACAATTCCGCCACGAAGGGCCAGAACGTACTGTCTCGGATCACCGAAAGCTAATCTCAATTTATCGGCATTAGGAACATTAGCGATTGCAGGAGTAATGTTCACTCTTGAACCAAAGATAGAATACTGAGGGGCTCCACCGATTGGAACAGCCTGATGTACTGGCTGACCATAAGTATCTACCAGACCCATAACATCTTTGAATGCTGATTGACCCATAAACCATTCACCGACAGCTCCTCTACTCCACTCTATAGTATTATAAATGGTATTAAGGTTATCAAAAGTAATACCAGCTGCAGTTGCAACCGTTCCAGAAGTGGTGGTATAGGTAGTAGCACCATTATCTAAAGTAGTCGTAAATTCACCAGTATCGCCATCGTTGAAAACATTATCATCGACTGACTGTCCAATAGCTTCAGCAATCATCGGCTCAACAAACTGTCCAACGATATCGAAGATTTGATCATCAAGGATGTCATTATAAAGAGTTTCATAAGAACCAATTCTTTTGTCAATAGTCCATGTGATTTGTCCCAGATCAGTAGCTGCAGCTTGATTAGTAGTCCCGAAGGCCTGCATATCAACACCAGCTCTAGTAGCCTTTGAAGGAAGCTTTAATACAGGAGCACTTACCTGTAAAACTTTACATCTAGCAAGAACTACACTAGAAAGTTCAGCCAAACCCATGATAGCACTACCGTACTCTTCACCAACTGCATAAGCGCCAGTGGACGTAAGGGCTTTATCAACATCTTTATTAGAAGCTGCTCTCAACATATTAAGCATATTAGCAGCGCCCTCATCACGGACACTCTTAGGAATATCCATAGTGAAGTTTCTGGCCGGACGACTTACATCATATCCCTTAAAGATATAATTTTTGGTTCCGGTATTTTGTTTTAAAGTAAGCTTTTTGTCCTGAAGGGCATCGAACTGAGCTTTAAGTTCTTTGTTCTCTTCAAGCAATTTAGCATTAGCTTCTGCATCAGCAGCGGCTTTCTCTTCGATAGCGGTAATTCTTGCACTATCGTTAATAGCCTTTTCTGCCTCTTCTTTTAACATATCTCTGACTTTCTTTTCTTTGTTATCCATTATTTGTTTCTCCTTTGTTTTATATTTTTATTTAATCTAACAGATCGGATAGAGAAACATCCTCTGGATCGATTTGATTGTCATCTGCTACCGTATTCGGTGCTGACATCTCGAACTCATCAAATATTGCACTATATATACTATCTTCTGTCTCTTCTTCTAACTCTTGCTCTTTTACAAGTAACTCTAACTCTGCTACCTTAGATTGTAACTCTACTATTGTTAAGTCCTTGTCAACTTCTTCTTTTGTATCTGTGTTCTTTGTAAGATAGTCCATATCTTCCTTACTAATCTTACCGTCGTCCAACGCCTTAACAAGAGCTACTTGGTTAGCTGGTACTGAAACCCAACTGACTTCATGCAACTCGGATTCCTCAATCACTTGAAATCCTTTTTTCTTTCCTTTTGGTTCAACATATTTGATTTTATCCCAAGAAGGCCTGAAAGACACTGAAACAGCCTTCATTATACCTTCATCAACCAAATCTGATATTATTTTGGCCATTTTATGTTCAGGTGATTGAGAGAATTCAGGAGACATAGTAAGTATTGGTGTACCATCTTTATCTTTAGTTTTCCTGACATTATTCCATTTCCCTATTGGGGGAGCAGTCCTATCATGACTGAACAACATCACGGGATTACTTTTGAATCTTGATAAATTCATACCAGCAACATTTACTAGATCACCATCAGAGTCTACAACTTCTTTTGATGCTATTACTGTAAGTTTTCCTTTTGCATCTTTTTCTATATCTATTGTTGTTTGTTTAAATTCTTTATTCATTATATGCTCCTTTAAATTCCTCAAATTGTGTTGCTGTATTGTCACCGTAACCAAATTGGTGGTCTACCATATCTGTTTCCAACTTCGTATATAAGCTTTCCCATCAATCCCTCTCTACCACCGCCACCAGACAGCAGGTACAATTAATTACCTCATTAGCTGGTCCTGTATCACCTGGGAAGCGTAGGCCACCATTATAAACATAATCATAGTCTACTATACCTTTACTATTGTTATCAACATGAGAGGCTCTGTGTCCACCTACCCATTGTTTCTTTTCCACACCAGCTTCTCTGTATTCCTCATCAGTGGATTTACTAACAATCTTTAACGTCTCTGTTCTTGCTATTGTAGCAGAACGTGAGGCATTAAACTTGTATACATTTTTAACCCTATCAGCTATTTGGTCTACAGTCTCTCCAACATCCAACCCTTCCCTGATGTTAGCCTTTAATAGTTTATATGTATAGTTATTAATACCACCAATGTTATTAGCCATAGCGTCTACCGTCTCTTGATGTATCCTAGGCTTAATTATCTTAGCATTCACTGCGACCTGTGCCAACTCAGAAGACCCTATAGAAGCATCTTCATACACTGGTTTCAGTGCAACACTAAGCTTTATCTTATCTGTTTGAATTAGTGTGTATATCTGTGACATAAGTAAGGTACCGTCTACTGTGTCTGATTTATTACCCTTTACTATACCTATTACCTTACCAAGCTGTGTTGAGAAGTATCTTCTTAGTTTACCATTAAAGGCCTTCTGTGATTTTCTCTTTAGTCTATTAAGACTGTTCATATAGGTTCTAGCAGACTTGTTTATGTCTATGTTATCCTTTTCTAATAGTAATGCTATCTTATTTATATTATTACTATTATCTATACTCTTTACTGGATCAGGTTCTGTATCCATTAGATAATCATCAACAGGTATAAGTGTACTTGGTACTAACCTTAGTGTTCCTGCTGTGTCAGTGAGGTCTTCCATACCCAACTCTAACTTCTCGTTTATCTCATTAGTGTTGTAGCCTAGCGTCTTATACTTAGCTGCTTGGTCAAGTCTATCTGTTATGTCGTCCTTCAGCTCACTTACACTATTAAAGTCGAATTCCATATAGTAGCCAGGAAGAAAGACTTTAAACAATGATTGATTGATCTTGTGTTGTATTCTTATTGCATTAGGCTGTAGTGTATCCAACCAAAGCGACCTACGTATCTCTTTACCGTTAGCTAAGTTAACATCCTCTACTATACCTAACAAAGCTTTACTAAGTCCTAATATACCCAGTATCCTGTCCCTTATGTCTGCTCTACTCTCAAGGAACTGCATCTCTTTCATAGTTTGTGCAAATTGCTCATACTTAGCTCCGCCTGGAATACCTAAGACACCATGAGCTTTAGCACCACTTCTATGTACAGCGTTGAAATCATTTACCATTACTTGTATATTCTCTGGACTTATTTGTGCCGGGCTGTTACCATCATATATCATACCACCGACTTTACCAAAGTTCTCAAAGAAAGCGTTGTTATATTCTAATGCTGAATTATCGCTAAGTATCTCAGCTTTAACAACATCTATCGGACTGAGACCTCTTTCACCATCAGGATTAATTAGTTTAGCATAGATAAGTTGTTCATCAGGTATTCTAATGTGGTTGTCCCACTTCCAAGACAGACCATCCTGACTTCTTACCATTAGGGTTGGATTCACTGGTTCCAGTGTCATCCTGGTATCATCCCTATTGATATAGATCATAAACTCGCCTCGATAAAAATAGTAGGTGCATGCTTGATATATTAACTCATAAAAAGACATCTCTGAGTTAGGATTATGTATATCCAAATTTGGAAGTCTTGCATCCATATCTAATAGTTGATTACCACGGAAGATTTTAATAGGTAGTTTAGCGATATTCTGGGCCAATAAAGTTATTCCTCTGTATACAACATAATTACTTTGATATGGGTTCTTAGCCTTATTGTTGTTAGCTCCATATGTAACATAACTATTTCCAACAACCCCCAAAGTAGGCTCAGTCAATGGTAATGCTTTTTCTACTACATCCTCTGATGGTACTGTTTTGTCTTCTACTTCGTCAATCTTATTTTCCCCCCAGAAAATTTGAATTGCATTTCTGAACTTACCCATTATTGGCTCCTTTAAATTCTTAAGTGATTATTCTGTAACTAATCTTCTTGCTTAAATATGTGTAGATGGCATACCTAAATGAATCGCAGCAATTGTCATTGATTTTAATAGGTTGTTCCATCACTTGACCACTAAGTCTTTCTGTTTTATATGAATAACCCTGTATTTCTTTAATAAGGTTTGGGCTGTCCTGCGTTATAAATAACTTCTGTCTCTTACAGTAATCCAACCCTTGTGTTACTGAATGTGGTGCTTTGTCTGCTGGATATATATCAAACCCTGCCCTTCTTATCTCTAATATATTTCCTGGTAAAGCTGAATCTGCATATATTCTAACATTACCACCAGGTAATATCTTTTTTAGTTTCTCTATTAAATCAGCATTCGTTAACCCAGACTCACATAACTCTTCTTTAAGGTATATACCTTCTTTTGTTACACCTACACGAATTAACGCTGTTGGATGTGAAAACCCGAAGTCAAGGCCCCAAACCTCTTCCCCTACTACATCTGGATATTTGTCTACTATAATCCAATTATTATATATTACATTACCAACACAACCAAACTCACCTTTTGCATACACATTGTAATAATTCTGATCTTGGTTGATCAAGTCTTCTAATTGATTTATATATTCATCATCTAGGTAAGGATTATCTTTATATGTAGATAAATGTAAAATAGTATTAGGTCTTGTCTTAGCATAGAATTCATTGTATACCCAAGATAAAGCAGAGATTGGATTAAAAGCCATAAACAATTGATATAATTTTGTTTTGTCTCCACGCATTCTTAATGACAACTGTCTAAAATCTTCAATCGTAAACTCCATTGCTTCTTCCATAAAAATTTTATCTACACCAAACAAACTTTTAATCTTTTCAGGATCATCTAATGAAGTAACTATTATTTCGGAACCATTAATAAATGTGAATACACCTTCTGTCTTATTTATAGATACTATATTAGTTAGGCCCCACTCATCAATTATATATTTTAATAATGGGAATATACTCTTCTTTGCTGCTGGTCCTGTTTTCCTTAATAATAAAAATCTGTGTGAATTTGGTTTATCTAAATCTTTAAGTATATACCACACTAGAGTCATTATTATTGCTACAGATTTTCCAGAACCTGCACCACCACGAAGTACTAAATTTCTATGTGTATCTGTTAGTAACCAATGAAAAGATGGGATAATGACAGATTTGATGTTTGTCAAATCTACATTTATATTCATTTATCATCACTATCAGTAAGGTCTGGTAACCCAACAACTATATCTACACCACTAATTTCATTTCTCTGAGTCGGCATCCCGAGTGAACGATTAAGTATCTCCTTGATGCACTCACGTCTTTCTTTGACACTTAATTTAGTATCCCTAGCCCAATCATCAAGCATAACAATATAGTCTCTGTAATCGTGGCTAAGCTCGCGTACGAGTGTAGTAATGCCTTTCTTCCTACCTGAAGGATTACCTGAAGCACCTTTCTTAAAATGTCCTTTACTATTTCTTTCTGCCATAATTCCTCCTTTTTCCAGCTATGCTCGAATATTGAACTTCTACAATAAATCTTATTAGTTGCTCTCTGGAGATAACCGTAAGTCGTCCATACTTGTTTCCAACCTCATCTTTTACCGCCATATTCTCCTTTTAGTAGTAATAGTATAGTATATCTGTAATAATAGTATATTTATATGGTAGTATATCATAAATGTAATAATAACATAGTATATCATAAATGTAATAAAATAGTATATCTATATGGTAGTATAACAATTAATGTAATAAAATAGTATAGTGTTTCTATAACTTATTAATAATATATAGTATATCTATAGTATATTTATATTACGTATGACTATGGCTTTGTGGTAGTGTTACGTCTTGTAGTGTTACGTCTTCTGTTACCGTTTCCTGTACCATCTCTATTTGGTTTTGGAATACCTTGATTAACTTTTTTTGGTCCTTTTCCTGTAGGACCTGTACCGTCTCTATTTGGCATTTGTATACTCCTTATATACTGTTACATATGTTTATACTACTATACTACTTATTTAGTAGCCTTAGGAAGCTTGTTTACCGCCGGGAGGAAAAATGAGAAAGGGAGAAGGAGGAGCAACCCCCAATCTCTAACCATCCTGTTGATTATTTATCTTTATATTTATCTATAATTTTTTCACCACTTCTACCAACAATATATCCGCCGACTCCAACGGTCATTAAGTTGAATAAAGCATTGGGTAATTCTAAAATTACTACCTTGTCTGTGAACATAGATAAGTATGGAAATAAAATGTAATTATTAACCACAATTGCAACGATAGATAACATAAGAATGGGCCTCCAATTCCTTTGTAGTGCAGACTTACCTTGAGCTTCTGCAATAACAATTTTAGACCTCGCTTCCATATCTGCTTCAAATTTTTTAATATCCCCGTTTTGTACAATTGTTTCTATTTGTGATTTAAGTTTATTAGCTTCGTCTTTATCAAGTACGGCCTTGTCTATTACACCAAACAAACCCTCAAAGAAATCACCAATAATCGGTAATGCTGCTAAAAAACTCATCTATTCTCCCTTAACTTTTGACTGCGCAGTCTGGTTGTCATTTCTTATGTCACTAAATCTTTCTTGTAGTTTTGACAAGTATACAAAAAATGACTGTATAAAAAACACGCTTTTTCTGTAATATACAATTTTAAAAAACAAAGTCAACCAATTATTTTTGTGTACATTATCTATACAATTACTTTATACTATCATATCACATACATACAACCATTAAATTTATTTTATTTATTTTCATTTATTTTCATTTATTTGTGGACGATAATGATTTTCTGTACTATAATATATAATAGAGGGGGGTTTTTTAATGATTTATTTAACTGACTTCTCTAATAGATAGAGGGGAAATTTTTTAATAAAACAAAAAGGGGGCAAAATGCTAAAAGACGAAATACAAAAACTTATTAATATTGGAAAAATTCAACTAATTGATGGAGAATACTATGTAATCAATCAGGAGGAAAGA